ATACCGAACGACAAAGGCGAGTTCGGTGACGGCCGCGTCGACGCCGATATGTATTTCTGGAAACAGTTTAGAGCGTCAGGAAACAAGGTGTTCGTGACGCCGCGTGTCACTTTAGGGCACGGCGAGTACGTCATCACTTGGCCCGGCAAGACGCTGGCCGCTCCGTGTTTCCAGTATGCACAGAAGTTCCTCGCGGACGGCACGAAGCCAGAAGACTCATGGAGGATCGGGTCGTGATCAACTTCCGCAGCCTCAAGCGACAGACCGCACCAGACACCGAGCCGGTCAGCGTTGCCGAGGCCAAAGCCCACCTCCGCGTAGACATCAGTGACGACGACTCGTACATCGGTGCGCTGATCTCTACGGCGAGGGAGTGGGTCGAAGACTACCTCGACCGCACCCTCGTCCACACAGAGTGGGTAATGAAGTTAGACGGCTTCCCCGGAGAGATAGAGATGCCGAGGCCGCCCATGGCCTCAAGCAGCACCTGCACGGCAGTGACGCTGACCTACACCGTGAGCGACGTTGGCGGCACGACAACGCTGTCGGCAGCCTCCTACCGCATCGACAGAGACTCGACACCCGGCGCACTCCGGCCGCTCTACGGCGGGTCGTGGCCCTCGCACCTCAACGATCAGAACTCAATCTCCGTGTCGTGGTGGGGCGGCTACGGCAGTGACGCGGCCAGCGTGCCGAAAGCGGCGAAGCACGCAATCCTCATGCTGGTCGCCTCTTGGTACGAACGCCGACTCGCCGCCGACAGCACGACCGCCGTTGAGGTTCCGTTCGGCGTCAAGCCCTTGCTCGATACGGTTAGATGGGGGTCATACAGATGAGCGTGACAGGCCGAACGAACGTAGACATCCTGTTCCACGACATGGACGGCACATCAGCCATCCGCATTGTCTCCGTCGTGTCGTCCGATTCGCAGACGACAGGCAAGGTGGCGTTGGTGTCCGGCACGCACAGCTCGGCGAGCCACACCATCGCCAAGAATTCGACTGGCTATAAGGACGCATCCGGCTCCGAAGTCTCACTGACCAACGTGACAAGGATCGGCCTTCGCGCCAGCAGGCCGATGACGCTGGCAACGCATGGCAACGCTGTCATCATCCGGTCTGACGCCGACCGCGTGGCGTTCTCTGACGCCAGCATGACGTCCGGTAACCTTACGCTGACGCCGCTCTACACTTCCGGCACGGGATCGTACACGGTCTTCCTCTACGGCACATGATCCGACCCGGCGAACTCAACGAGCGTGTGACCATTCAGCAGGCTTCCGAAGCTCGGAACGCCTTCGGAGAAGCCGTACTATCTTGGGACACTTTTGCCGAGAGGTGGGCGAAGGTAGAAGGCGTGACATTCCGCGAGTCGCTGCAGGCAGGCCAGCAGCAGACCGACATCACTCACCGCGTTCGGATGCGATACTTGGCGGGGCTGACAGGCAAGATGCGGATCATGTGGCGTGGCCGCGTGCTGGAGATCATCAGCGTGTTAGAGCACGACAGCCGAAGCGTTCACGAGATCGTTTGCCAAGAGGCGGCGTAGCATGGTTGCCGACCAGAAGATCGACCCGGTGTCGTTCTCGCCTGACATAGACGAGATCATCGCCGCGTTCAAGCAGATGCCGCCACGGCTGGCCGCCATCCACATGGGCGCCGGCATCCGGCGAGCCATAGAGCCAGCGTACAAACTCCTGAAAGACAAGGTCCGTGCCAAGCATAAAGGCCCAACCGGCAACCTCTTGCGGGCAGTCCGGGTCGTCGTTCGCAAGTACACAAGGGCTGGCACTGCCGTCGGCCTTGTCGGCTTCCAGGCGGCTGGCAAGGGCCCGAAGAAGTCGGCCCAAGGCGGCAAGGTGCAGAAGGGCGGCGACCGTGCCTACCACGCTGGCTTCATCGAGTTCGGCACCAAGCCTCGCCGCACGAAGAAGAACATCGCCTCGTCGTATCGAACGCTCGGACCGTTCACGATTTCAAGAGGCAAGCAGGGCAAGCAAAAGGGCCAGATGAAAACCAAGCCCGGCTACCCAAAGGCCTTCTTCAAAAAGGCGAGCGGCGACAGCGGCGTGTCGACCGGCAAGGGCGAGGCGTACGCTCCGGTTCTCAAGACGTATCGGCAGTCGATGACGCGGCTTCGAGCCAAGATGGTCAAGGAACTGTCCGAGTCGATCCAGAAGGCGTCGGCTGATGCGATCGGTCGCCTCGCAAGGAACATTCCCGTCCGATGATAAAGTCTCCCGAACAAGCCGTTTGCTACAGGCTGGCAACCGACCCGCTCGTCGCGTCGAAGGTCGGCCTCCGCATGTACCCCCTGCTGGCGCCGGCGTCGACCAGCCTGCCGCTGATCGTGTACCAAAGAACCTCCATCGACCGGCAGCCCGGCACACTTTCCGGGGTCGTCGGAGTACCGATTGTGTCGATGTCTCTTGAGGTCTACGCGGCGACCTACGCCGAGGCCAGAGAGATAGCCGACGCGGCGAGAGCGCGGCTGGATGGGTGGGGCGGCGAGGTGTATGGTTTAGTTGTCAGCCGGGTGTCGATTACGGATGAATCGGACTCGGTTGCGGTGATCGAGGGCGGCGAGTTGCCCCCCGTTTACCAGATCAGTCAAGACTACAGTGTTCTCTGGCAGGAGGCATAAGGCATGGCATCGACGCCGCATGATGGATCGGGAACGACGTTCTCCTTCAGGGGAACGAACTTCACGGTCACGAACATCACCTACAACCTGTCGGACGTGTCCGGCGAGACCGAGACGATCGACATCTCTCATCTCGGTCTGACCACCGGCGCATCCCTGCTGACGCAGAGCAGGCCTCTCAAGGGAACGAGTTCTTCCGACACCGGCAAGGAAGTCTCCATCGACTACATCGGCAGCGTGGCCTTCGCGGGCGGCGTCTCCGGCGCCTACAGCATCTCCGGAGGTCTGTCCCTGAGCGGCAACGCGACCTGCGTTTCGTCCAGCGTCACCCTGGCGGTAAACGATGTCATCAAGGGGAGTGCATCGTTCCGCCTCTCCTGATCGACATCGGCCATGGCAACATACAGCACAGGCATCTCCGTAACGTGGGGAGGAGCAGCCTTCACGGAGGTGTTCGGCATCTCTTGGTCGTGGGGCGGTGCGCGCCTGGGCAGGTCTATCAACTGGATCGCCGACCCCGGCTCCGTGACAGTTAGTTGCTACGGTGCTACAAATGTCAGCACCGCCGAGCATGGGCTACGGAAAGCCCTTGTGATTACAGGCGGCGGCTCGGCGTTCAACGGATACGGCATTTGCGAATCCGTTGCTGTCGCTCCTGAACTAAACGGCGTCACGAAATACACCGTGACGTTCAAGATCCATAACTAGGGAGAGTTTGCATGGCCCTCACGAAAGATCAGATCCTCGCCGCCAGTGATTCCGGTTTGATCAAAGTGACCGTGCCGGAATGGCCTGACAACGGCAAGCCCGGCGAGGTCTACATCCGCGTGATGACAGTCGGTGAGCGAGACGCCTACGAAAACGAGTGGGTGCGATGCAAGCAGACCGGCGTGGAAGACTTCCGCACGAAGTTCCTCGCTCGGTGCCTATGCGACGAGAAGGGCAACCGGCTTTTTGGCGACGAAGAAATCGTCGTGCTGAGTAAAAAGTCTGCCAAGCCGATGATGCGGCTTTGGCAGGTGGCGATGGATCACAATGCGTTGACCGACTCCGACGTGGATGAACTCGCAAAAAACTAAACCTCCGGCCAACCTTGCGGTTCGCATACAGGTTGGCCGGATACTTGAAGATGCGGGTAGGCGAACTCATGGAGACAATGGACTCCCGTGAGTTTGCCTATTGGCAGGCCATGCACAGGTACTACGAACCGATTGGAGGCGAGTGGGATCAGGTTGGTTTGCTGGCGTCGGCCGCATTGGCTCCGTATTGCAAGCCCGGCCAGACGCCAGACCCAAGGGATTTCGTACCGGTAGACAAGCCTCCACAGCATCAAATCCAGATAGACGACAATCTCCGACGCCTCAAGGAAGACCTGGGTAAGTAACGATGGCTACCGTGCTTGGGCTTGCGATGCAGATCAGCGCCAACACGGCGTCTCTTGCACAGTCTGTAGACGAAGCCACGAAGCGGATGAAGAAACTCGGCGATGCCGGGCAGAAGGTGTCGAAAGACCTCGGCACGCTGAAGAACCTCGCCATCGGCAAACTGGCCTTCGATGGTATTACGGCCCTTGCAAGCGGCTTTGTATCAGCAGGTCAGGCCGCAATAGGCTGGGCAAACAGCGTCAGGCAGAGTGCCGACGCGACCGGTGACTTGGCGGCCCGCACCGGCATCGGCGTCGAGGCGTTGCAGAGTTTTCAGGTCGCTGCGGGCCTGACCGGCGTCGAGAACCTGACCGGCGCCATGCAGAAACTGAGCGTGGAGATCGGCCAAGCGGCTGAGACCGGCAAGTCCGAAGCCTTCACCGCCCTCGGCATCGACTTTGCCCGGCTACAGACGCTCTCGCCGGAAGATCAGTTCAGAGAAATCGCCGCTGCCATCTCCGCTCTACCGACTGCGGCTGAGCGTGCTGCTGCCGCCGTCAAGATATTCGGCAAGTCCGGCGTCGAACTGCTGCCGTTGTTCAACGAGAACCTCGCCGAGACGGAAGCAAGGGCCAAGCGGCTTGGCATCGTGCTATCGGAAGGTCAGGTCAGCGCCATCCAAGACATGAACGATGCGCTCGATCTGACGAGCATGACGTT